CAGCCATTGAAGCAGAAGTTGATACGTTTCGTAGCGTTGACGAGTCTTTACATTCTCCTTTCCTTAATTGGGATGGCGATGACCTATTTGAATGTAGGTCAAGATTTGTCGATCGAACCTCTTCGCAAGGAGTGGTCCGACTTAGTGTTTGCGATAGTCTCCGATATCATCCAGACTTATTCCCCAATGGGGATGTAGTCCGGCCGAAGCTTCTCGCTTTGGTGCAGACCGTGTCAGATATGATCTTACGATCGTTCCCTGATGTGGACTGGAGGGATATTATTCCCCGACATGGCCCTGGTGCTGTGGCAGATCAAAAGACTGGTGAAGATAAATACCAGTTTCCTACTTGGACGTCCAAGCTAGAACGGTTCTTTCCGTTCAACTACTTTGGGCTCCCTCGTGAGGATCTTGCGATCAGTGAGCAGAAAAGGGAGGAGCAGTTGCTCCTTCTTTCCGGTGGAAACTTCCCTGTCTCTCGAAAGAGTAAGATACAGGCTTCCGCTGATTTGCCCACTTCTGAAGTGAATTACCCGATGACCTCGGAGCCCCCGGTTCGGCTACTTGCCGTCCCAAAGACTCTTAAAGGACCTCGAATGATTGCTTCAGAGCCAGTGTCTCATCAGTTCATACAACTTGGACTGATGAAGTGGTTTCGGGATAATCTTCCGAAGTCACTCCAAAGCTCTATCGCTTTCAAGGATCAGAACCTCTCACGAGAGTTCTGTCTCCTGGCGAGCGTGGATGGTGCTTATGCGACCGTAGATCTTTCTGCGGCCTCTGATCGCCTTTCATGTTGGACGGTTGAACGAATGCTCAGGGCGAACCCTTCGCTCTTGTGCGCTCTTCACGCCTGCCGCTCTCGATGGCTTAAGAACGCCACTGGGATCGGTGAGCCGTACTTTCTTAAACTTAAGAAGTACGCTCCCATGGGTAATGGAACGACATTTCCGCTGCAATCGATCGTTTATGCGGTTGTTTCTATAGCCGCTATTCTCTTTGAGGAGGGAACTGATCCAACTCCTGGGTCGATTCTTTCTGCAGCAGAACGCGTCAGAGTATACGGCGACGATATTATACTTCCGTCGTCGGCAGTTCATTCCCTGTTTCTCAGCCTTGAACATTTACAGTTCAAGGTCAACCACAGAAAAACATTTGTGGAGGGCCATTTCCGCGAAAGTTGCGGGATGGATGCATGGAAAGGAGTCGACGTGACTCCCGTGTACATGCCTGGCTTAGAAACAAGGCAAACACCCGAAGGACTTGCCAGCTGGGTCGACGTCTCTAAAAACGCCGCCTCGAAAGGTTACTTATGCCTTTCTCGCTGGATGGAGTCATTGCTAACGCCCGGTCAGAGGAAACTTCTCCCTCGTAGCCGAGTATCGCTTGGGTGCATGACGCTCTATGAGTCTTATCTGGGGAACGATGGTGTAGAAATTAAGACGCGCTTTAACAGGCGCCTACATCGTCTTGAGTTACTCGGCTTAGCAGTCGAGCCCAAGAATGACAAA